CTCGCATAGCGACAACAAGGTTCTCCCCGTGAAGAAGAGAACCGGGTCCTAGTTGACTCTAGAACCGTTACAATTAAGTCAGGTGGATTAGTCCCTGACTACTGACCTACGGACGGTTGTTAAGCCGTCACCCCTTGCGATTAGGGGGCTACGTACCAAACCTCTCAGACACGAGGTGTCTGAGTTGTTGACTTAAGGGTCTCCAACTGCTGTTGGAGAACCTCAATTTGAGCTTTAGTGGCCGCGATCGGATCGATCTTGGCCTTCTCACGTTCACGCATCATTCCACTGACCGAAGACCCAGCCAGACTCTCTGAGAACTCGACGTCGTATTCGACGTAGAGATCCCAAGACAGGTCTGCAGCTGCAGTCGTCTGTGGAACGGAAATGAAAACGGCACCATAGCCGTCAGGAATGCCCTGGGTGTCCGTGGTGTACCATTTGACACCTCCGGACGACACTTTCACTTCGTGGCTCCCATTCTCCCAACCCTTGATCACGAGACACCCTTCGGTGTTCTTGACCTGTTCGTCGGTAGTAATGGTAACCACAGAGCCCTGTAGATCGTCAATCACAGAGCCAAATCCAATCACGCCAGCCTGCGTCGAAGCAGACTTGCCGATCAGATGAAAGCGGAGTTTCCTAAGTCGATAACGTAGGAAAACATCCGCAATCGCAGATAATCGAGGGAACATCGTGGCATTCAAAGCACGAATGTCCTGGTAAAGCCCAATCGTGGCATTACTGGAAGATGAATCGATTGAGTCGATATAATCGACTCCCTCGAATCGCGCTGTCGCATCCCGCGATGGGGGCGAAGAGCGCATCCCTACCTGAGGCCGCGATGTTGCCATCGCGACCGGGGCAGAGGGTTCGTAAGGATCACAAATAGTAATCGGTACCCTTGCACGAGGTGCACGGGCCTTACGGAGAGGTTTGGGTTTGTTGTTTTGCTTTTTAGTAGTTGGCATATTGTCAAAAATAGATGGTTCCTTTCAAGACAAGGAAAGGACTGTTCATTTAACCAGACCCATAGGATTCCCTGGTAAGCTTTGCTTATCTTACCACTTCGATGGAGAGCATTAATTCTCCTCGGGATTCCATCCTCGTTGCATGAGGCGGGCTGCTCCGTGCAGTCTCTCGGCATTTTGTTTAGCACGTAAATATTTACTCTAACTAGCACCCCTGCCATGGGGAAAGGTCCTGTTTGTCAGACAGGCTAGCTAGAAACGTTTTGGGCACATGAACTCATTCCATGCTGGTTAAACCCACTAGGGATTGGTTACCCTGACATGCTCCTTTAAGGCGCCTGAGCTAGGCGCGTCGAGAATTGTCGTATTCCGCCTCCACTTCCTCGAAGTAGTCACGGATATCACCCTCCTCCCACATGGGGTAGGAGGGCTGTGAATAGACGATATAATTCTCCCAGAAAGGCCATGAGAGAAATTCAACATCATAGGGACCCGTTAAACGAGATCGGGAGAATTCATTCTCCTCTTCACGCTCCACCGCCAGGTGGATGGGATCCAAGACATTCCGGGGAACGACCTCAACGGAGGTCCCCCGAGGCATCGGAAACTGAACCCTCTGAAGGAGAGGATTCCGTCTTAGTACCTTATAGGCAAAAAGCGCCTGACGAGGGGTAATCATAGTCTTGATTCCCCGGATCGGCCGGATACCCATCCCTCCTAAAAGAGGGGATAGGAACAAGTTCCGACCACGGCACTCCGATTTAATCTCCAATTGATGCATGGAAATGTATCGCTTGAAAACTTGGGCTTGTTTCCCTGGCAAACTGCCGGAAACAACCTCATCAATCACTGAGACGAGGGGGTGGGTTCCGGGACTATCGTCCGAACCTACCTTACCAAGAACCTTATGTCGGCCAACCATTAGGCCAACATTCAGGAATCGTATCCGAATGGGGATTGGGTTTCCAGACCTCAGATCACAATCTAGAGATGTGGAATTCACATTAGCATAACGTGGGTGGATGTAGGCCTTTCCAGGCGACATCTCCAACCCTATCCTCCTACCTATCTCCTTGTGGAGTTCCCACTCCAAGGAGGACCCTATATAAAGCATATCATCTCCATTTACCAATACACTATCACACAAATGTTTTGTGGGGACCCATACATCATGGGTCCGTCTTCGAACAGTTAGGTAAAGACCTAAGTTCGCAAGGCAGAGTACTGGGAAGGAAAGGATAGATCCCATAAGTTGGCCATTCCTCTGAAGGACTGGATCCAGCTGAACCCCCTGGACAAGGGGGTACGAGATAAAGTGAGGGGCAAGGATGCCCAGACACAGATTATACAGGGAGGGATTCTCAAAGTAGAGATTCCCTAATAGAGATTTCATGATACGAGATGACAGTAAAGCGCTGAGTCCATCAGTAGCCGCACTGTAATCGATGGACAGCCAGTCCATCTTCTCCGATTCATCATAATAATTTGTTACCCGTACCAAATCAAGAAGATCTGGTGGGTCCAGAGGCTTACCAATCAGCCGAAAGCAGTTCATAGAACGCATAGCTGAATGCAGGACCTTCTGGACGCGCTTACCTAGGTAATAGGGGAGGGATTCCCCTTTTGAGATTGTCCGAACCTTAAACGGTTCCAGAACAGCCTCCACCTTTGCATGTAACACAGGAACGCCGTCCCTGTGCCTATTCACTTCCTGGGCTAGGAGATCTTCGAGATCCTCCAACTCGCCCAGGCGACCATAGATTGGGAGTAAAGACTCCCTCTCCACACCGAAGTCACCTACGACTGGTGACTCTCGGTATTCTCGACCGAGGAGAGATTCCTGTTCGCGAATACCTTTCACGCCAAGTGCAGAACGGATGAACCCGGATTGGCCCCCTTTGGAACGGGCGGCTTCAATCGACGCGGACTCACTAGCTTTATGGATCTCCTTTTCAGGATTCCGAAAGAAAGTGGTGAGTTCCTTCTGCATAACTTTACGCAATCGGGACATGACTGGTTCGAGATTCTCCAAGATCTCGTCCAAAAGAGCCATGTCTTCTTCACACCCCTCGTCAAGGGGATCGGGCTTAAGCATTTGGTCCCT